ATTGAATTATCAGTTTTATCGATTTCGTTTACGAATTTAGAGTAAGAAAATCTAGTTCCAAATTTTATCAATTCTTCTGAATTATACGACATAATCTTATCTAAGATAAGTGATTTCAATTCGGCAGAAGTATATATCGTTCTTTTCGCATTATATAGAACGGAAGTATCTATCTGTATAAAAGTGTAATCTGCATCAACAATTTCTGGAATCACAGTCAATATATTCTTTGTTTCTAATATATTGGTTAATATTTCTTGTTTTACTGCATTTGTAATTCTAAAACCATTTTTAGGTTTGAATGATATGAATACTTTTCCGTAAATTGGTGGAATATTTTCTTGTCCTCCCCAAACTGAGATAGATTCCGCTTGAGGATAATCTCTTTCTAGAAAGAATTTGTAATCTTCAGCTGTTACTGCTCTTCCTTGAGTTGTAAAATTATTCAAAGCATTAATACGAATAGATTCTATCGATTCTTCAGAAGCTCCACCATATGTAGTCTCTATGTTATCGAAGACGATATCAGAAGAACCAAATGATTCTAATCCGATTCCTCTACCAGCACCTATAGTATCTGACAGAGTCAATTTAGATATTCCGTTTGCTTTATCGCCAGAAGAAGTTTGGAATGAAATAATGATAGTTCCTGATTCTGGCTTCATTCCAAGAACACCATCACCAAATTGTATTACATAATTTCTATTAGTAGATTCAAATAGATAAAAGATTTGTGATTCGGAATCTAAGATAGTTATATCTGAAACAAGATTATAAGTTTGTAAATCGCCGGAAGTTCCTGCTTCTTGATTATAAACTTCGATAGATTCTGTATCTATATTGAAATTATTGATATAAAACTTATCTACTGGATTTCCATCAGCATCTGTTGCGTTGTATTGTATGGATAATCTCGTTCCTTCACGCAATTCAACATCAGTAAAAGTATATCTATTTCCATCTGATATAGCTGATACTGCTTTTGTTGGTTGGAATATATAAGTCGTCCCATCAATATCACCGACAAATTTAATTGTTTTATCTAATGTTAAGGAACTATTAAGAGGATCTGTTGTTGGAATTCTAAAAGATATTTTTGTTTTTGACGACTTCTTAGATCTTGGCGTATAACCTAAATTCTTTGCAATAGAAACAACTGAAGATCTTAATTGAGCAGTGTCAATGAAATTTTCATTCATTGCCATATTAAGATATACTGCATTATAATGTGTATTATAAGCAAGTATATCCATAACAAGAGATAACCCAGATCCTTCGTAATTGTAATCAGTAAATGATGAATTATTCGCAATAAATGCAGCAATATTACCACGAATTGTTTCGAAATCTAATTCTGAAACTAAATTTACTGTTTTATTCGCCATGTTATCTGACTCTTTCTAAATTGACTCTTACTGATACCGGATCTTGAATATTCACAATGTAGAAATAAATTTCTACATCAATGGAATTTAAATCTGAAGTTTCTTTTACATCTACTCTAATCAATTTTGCTCTTGGCTCAAAATTATTTATAACATCTTGAACAGAAGTCTCTATTATAATTGAAGTTTCTGATGTAATATTTTCAAAGAGAGAACCATATATTGCAGAACCTATTTCTGGATGAAATAATCGTTCAGAGAATTTCGTTAGAACAAGATGTTTAACAGATCTCTTTACAGCATCTATATCAGATAAAACATAGATGTCTTTAGTCTTTGGATTTTTGGTGAAGGAAAGATCGATATCTTTGTATCTATTTTGGATAGTCGAAGCCATATTCGTATTTATTATGATAGAAATGGTAATTTCGGAATACTAGAAAGGGAAGTTGCGGCTGTATTCAATGTGTCGATTGTAGTATTAATAGAAGCATATATTGTATAATATTGTGAATTTCTAGGATCTATTGCTGCTGGTAATTTAGGAATTTTCTTATCGCCTTTTCTTTTCTTATCAAATAGTTTATCTATTTTCTTGAAATTATTTGCAATAGCTTTGACATTATTTACTGTATTGACTAGATTACTTGCTATATTTGCGGTGACAGCAGCTGTATTTGCAACATTATTAATTTGAGACAATGCCGAATTAACATTTGTAATTGTTCCGGTTACATCAACTCCTAATGAATTAATGGTAGTTGCTAATGAATTCATTGAAGCAAGGGATGAAGATATCTCAGAAATGCCACCAACAACATATTCATTTAAAGTATCAATTGACTCTTGAATCTCTGAAGTAGAATTAGATATTGTTGTGTTATTTTTATTGTTATCTATTACATTAATCCATGCGTCAGAAGTTCTAGATAATGAAGAAGATTGCAAACTTAAAGTTGATGTTATGGATTCTATTTGAAATAACGATTGTTGAAAATTACTAGAAGTTAAATTTTGTGTAAGTGATTGTAATGTATTTGTTGTAGTTTGCATCTGAGATATTTGATTTATTGAAGAATTCAACGCAGAAGTTACTTCGTTAGATAATAGACCTTCATTAGATAAAAACCCAATAGCATCAAATGCTGCTGAACTAACAGTTCTCCAAGAAACTGGTCTATTAATGTAAGGAGCCACTAAGGCAGCAATTTCTGCTGCCTGCGCAGATGCTCTATAAATCTTTAACAATTTAGAGTTGTTAGTTGGAACAGAAAATGATGGTAGATTTGGTATTGGCATATTCTTATGGATTGAATGTTAATGGTCCAACCGGAGCAGTCTTTGGTATTTTTCTAGAAACTACAGGAGCTTCTGAATTAACTCTTATAAGCGATTTAAGATTAATCGTATTAGTCAATGATTCTAAAGATAATTCTCCTCCACCAGATGTCACTTTGGTTGCCAATTTAGAGCCAACAGTTGTTTTTAGATCTGATTGAATAGTTGTATATAGACCATCTACAATTGTTTCGATATTCGATCCAACGACAGTTTCTGTATTCGAATATAATTTCGTTCCTGCAGTGGTTGAAGAAATATTCATTCCCAATAAAGATGTGAGTCCCATAGTTGTATTTGATATTAATGCAATTGATCCTAATTCAGTATTGACATTGAAATTTCTAACTGATGACATTCTAATATTATCTGAATTTAAAGTTATATCTCCACCAGCTTTCATGACAATATCTTTTGCTGCATCTAGAGTAATATTCTCGTTACAGAAAATAGAAGTATCTTTCTTAGCATGAATAGTTAATTTAGAATTTGCTTCTACGTTAATGTCATTTCCAGCATAGATATTAACTCTTCCACGTGTAGTTATATTAACAGATCCTTCTACAAAGATATTATCATCATCCAAAACAATTGTGTAATTAGTTCCATTTATCTTAGTTATCTTATGCGCTTTTCTTTCAGATTCGGAAATCTTTTCTTCATAGACTTCATAGAAAGTTCCGCATGGATGATATTCATGTATTCTTCTATGGTCCTTTGTATCATCCCATTCTTTTACAATTCCGCCTTCAGTCTGGAATACTTTATTAAATGGATACTTTGCTTTGTATGGTGGTCTTGGTTCTAACCACGCAGTATCATCACCATCTGATCTAGCAGAACCATTTTCGGAAATTCCTTCAAGCGCAACTTGAATTGATTCCCCTTTATTAGCAAGAGTTTTTTTTCTCTCTTCGATTACCGTTTTTTCTATGTTTTCAGCTCTTGCTAATCTATTTGTATCGGCTTCACCAATATAATCATCTTCTGGATAATGATTAAATGGATCAGAGAACCCAATGTTAGGTCGTGTTCTTTCTTGTGGAATACCGCCAATAGTTCCAAAAACTACAGGTTCTTGACAATTATCTCCATCTCTAAAGAAACCAACAACCCAAGTTCCTTCAACTGGTCCAACAGGAGTATCTCCAATTCCATTCATTGATGCAGAAGTTATAGGAAGAATCGGAAATGCCCAAGGTAGATCTTCTGTAGGAATTTTAGTTTTATCTTCTGTATGAAGACCTAGAATTCTTACACGAACCCGACCCAATTTCAATGGGTCGAATCTATCTTCAACAACTCCTTGAAACCAAACAAATCTATCATATCCTAAGAAACCATTAGTGATCATGATCCAACCTTCTTTCTCAGAGTTTCTTTACAACATTCTATAGTCATATTATATTGTACTTTTGTTATCGTGTGTCTTATATGTGTTATGAGTAAATTACCTTTATAATACTCATCAAATTTAGTTTCACCACCAGGTTCTGGAGAAGGTAGATCGAAATAAACAACATCTCCAGACTCTAGAGTACAATCTCCTGGTAGAGTTATTCTAATCTTAAATAAATCAAGTGAAGCCAATCTATGTGTTCTTATAGAAGATATTCTTTCAGTAAAGTTTGGATTTTCTGCAGTTCCTGTTGGATTATAGATTATTAAAGAATCTTTATAATCTTGCGAATCAAATCTATTTCTTTTCGAATCAAACACGCCAGTATACATTTTATTTTCTTCTAAATGATATAACTGATCAAACTTATCGTTGTAATTGAATGTATTTTTAGACCATTTCTTTTTGGTGATATCGTGTGTCAAAAGTGTATTATTGAATAATCCATTTGCATTATTGACGATTGTATTGAATGAATTGATAACTTCATAATTATATGCGTTTGCATATTCATAATTAGAACCAATATCTTGATCAATATTTCCTGGTCTAAAGTATATCGTTTTTCTTGGAGCATATGCTAACATATCATCCAAAGACAAGAACCAATATTTACTACTTGTTTCTTCTGTAAATCTACTAAGAGTATATGATTTTCTATCAGAAGATGTTTGTCCATCATTGTATAACGTCTGGAAGAAAAAGAAAGTTGGTTTGCCGTATTCTGAAACTGCTCTAGAAGCCAACCAATTAATAGTCTTTAATGGAGTCCAATTTGGAATAACAACATTCGAAATGCCAACTGTCTTTTCAATCTCATATGTTGTTTGTGTATTGAAGTCTAATAGAATTTTTTCTAATATGTTAGATATAGTCTCATTGGTGTAAGATTTCGAAATTCTTATATTTCTATCTAAAACAAATTCTTCTGATGTGAAATGAATTTCGTAAGATTGCGCACGTTCATTAATCATTGTTCTATTTTTGATATCGATTATTCGACCAACAAATGTAAATGATTTACTTTTTCTATCACCAGAATCTTTTTTTGTACTGATAGATTTCTGAGAAGTATGCTCACCAACAGAAACTTGTATTACAATTAATTCATTTCCCATAATTGGAAGTGAATTAGAACCAGATATCAAATTTAATGCATCATCAACAGAAATCCATCCAGTTAATGTTGGTGAATATATAGATTCGAATATATTAATTTCTGTGAAGATACCATTTATATCGATCGATCCATTTTCTGAAACGATCAATAATGATTTGATATCAAAATTTCCAGCTTGTATCTTTGACATATTATTGTGTTAATGAGTTAAATAGATCCACAAAATTTTGAATGTAAGATGAACTACAAACTAATATCGTTCTTTTTGCTTCATTGGTTTCAAATTCTATATCATAATTACTCTTAGGGTATTTCATAGTTCGACCATTTTCAGTTAATGGTCTTGAAGTTTGAGAATCTATATCAGTATATAGATAATTCACAAGAGGAACTTCAATGAAATATTCTGCATCTTCTACAGGATCATCGGAATATCTATCATAAGCTTCTCTTATAAAATATTTGTAAGTAGTTTGTGCTGCTGAAATTGTTCCATATTCATCTACAATATATTGTTCAAATTCACCATAAGAAAGTGGAAAATCATAAAATCTATCTAATCTATTATTGATAATCATAATAGTCCAATAGTAATTTGGATTACCATATAATGAGTTGGAAATTGTTTCGATATTTTCGCCATCTTTTATAACATACTTGTAATAGATGGATTTATCGTCATTGAGCGATTCTCTTCTAACAATTCTTACAGTGATATTTTTAAGAAGAAGATCGATGTTACCTGATGTGTCTAAGAAGTTTGGATATAGAACGTATGGAAATGGTGAGAAATATGACATATTTAATATTCTTCGTTCTGTTGTTCAAAATCGTCTTGTGTTAAAATTTCTGTTTCTTGAAAATCCATAACAAGTTCAATTTCTACTGGTGCTCCATCAGAATCTTTGAAAGTTACAAAATTTTTACCACCACCATAAGAAACTTGTAAATTTTTAAGAATACATTTCTTAGTTCTGAACAAATATGTGTTATTCTTACCAGAATTAAAAAATAATAATTCAAACTCTGATGGATATTTAAATAAAAAACTTCCTAATGTTAATTCTGGATGCATTGATGCTTTCAATGTTTTAATTATGTTCTTTATTGCTTCAGAATCAGATTTGTTCTTTGCTATCAAATTGTATGTGATTTTAAAATCTCTAAACTTAACACCATTCAATAGTAATTCTTGGTGTGGATTTATAGCTAAACCTGTTATGGCCGAAGACGCTTGACCTATTTCTTTAGTCGGAATACTTTTAAAAAACTTATCTAAACCTGATGCAATTACTGCTTTTGTTGATTTCTTCCCTAAAACTTTGGATAAAGTATCAGCTACTCCACCAACACTTTTACCAATTAATGATGAACCCAAACCAGTTAGAGAAACGTCTTCATATGAGACCGAATAATTTGTTGCAATTGACAGCGGTGTTGGTAAAAAAATTGTTGTTTTAACTGAACTTGTTTGCGATTTACTTCTTATATTAGATGCTTCTGGCTGGCCTAAGATAATATTATTCATTGGTAATCCATCAGCATTATACACACCAACTTGAGAAAAATCGATATTAGAAGCAGTTGTTTCATATATTTTTATGCACAATTGATTTGTACCAAATCTCTCTTGCATATTTGTAGGATAAGTATATTTTTCCATATTCTTATTTATTGAATAATTCCTTTTCCGTTAATACAAGAAAATCCATGCCATATTTTTTTGCAAAATCTTTTGCAGCATTCCATTTTGCTTGATTTATTACATAAGTGTGTACAGAAGATATATATGATTCTGTTATTCTCTTAGGTCTTTTTGGTTCAATAGTTTGATTATATGGTTTGACTTCAATCAAATATTTCTTCAATGATCCTTCTTTTGTTCTCACTTTAAAATAGAAATCAACAAAATATCTATGAATTCTATTATCTATTGGAGATAGATAAGGCACAATAACCTCTTCCGATCCGTATTCTAAAATAGATTGATTGTGGTCTAGATACTTCAAAAATCTTAATTCCCAGGTAGATCTCCAAATAATATTGGATGAATCTCCTTTATATTTTTGTGGGTATTTTGGAGTGTATTTTCCCGAATATGCCATATTTGTATTTATTATAAATAATAAGATATGAAATCATTAAACGACTTCAAAGCGGATTTAGAAAAATTTGGAACAGTCAGACAATCTAGATTCGACATATTACTACCTAACGAAACTGTTAATCTATCATTTCGCTGCGAATCTTTAAATATTCCTGGAATACAAATTCTAACAACAGATTTTCATCTATATGGCGGCGAACCAATAGTTAAGATTCCAAATGGAAGATTAAATGATGAAGTTCAAATGACTTTTTTGGTAATGTCCGATTTAAGAGATAAGTATTGGTTTGAAGAATGGTTACACAAAATCTCTAATTTTGAGAATAATAATGTAGCATATTATGATGATGTTGCTAAAGATATTTGGATTAATGTATATAATGAAACACCAAATCCTAAACCTACAGATGCATTGGTTACGCCATTAGGTGGATCTGCGCAAAGAGTGACATTCGAAGGACCAGACACACTAAAACAAGTGTATGTAGTAAAATTAACTAAAGCAATTCCAACTAGAGTCGAAATGATTCAAGTATCTTGGGCGGATACTGATCAATTAATGAAATATACAGTTAATTTTTCATACGAATCATTAAAAATAGAATCTTATGCAAATAGAACAGGAAAAACTTTTCAACATTTAGATAAAGTACAAAAATAAGGATAAATTATGTTACCTAAATTATCGCATCCAAGTTATGAAGTGAAGATACCTTCTAACAAAAAGATTTATAAATTCAGACCATATACAGTTAAAGAACAAAAGATTTTGCTTATGATGCAAGATTCCGATTCAATCGACGATTTAACTAGATGCATTACGGATCTCATAGAATCTTGTTCATTGACACCAATTTCTACTGATAAGTTGACTTATTTTGATATAGAATATTTGTTCTTGAAGATTCGTTCAAAATCAGTTGGTGAATCATCAACAGTCTCTTATAAATGCAATAATCAAATTGATGGTGAACTTTGTGATACTGTAAATGAATTGGAAATTTCATTGGATGATGTTGAAGTATCTTTCGAGAATTCTATTCCTGGAGAAATCAAATTAACTGAAGATATCTTTATTAAATTAAAATATCCAAACGCAAAATCTGCAAAAGCATTAGAACTATATAACGTAACAAAAGATATAGATTATCTAACAGAAGCCATCAATGAAGATTTGGAATCTATAATGGATTCCGAAAAAATTTATGACGATTTCACACAAGAAGAATTAAAAGAATTTCTAAATTCTTTAGATTTAACTGTATTCAAAAATATTCTTCAATATTATATCAATACACCAAAATTAACAAAAAATGTGCAATTTAAGTGTAGAAAATGTGATTACTCTGAAACAATTATTCTATCTGGTTTATCGGATTTTTTCGTATAGCAATTAATAATGATAATTTGATGAATTACTATATCAGTAATTTTACTATGGCACAATTCTATCACTATTCTCTTTCTGAACTTGACGATATGTATCCTTGGGAAAGAGAAGTATATTTGTCATTACTAAACAAACATATACAAGAAGAAAACGAGAGAAGAAAGAATGCCAAAAATTAGAAATACAAAAGATAAATTGAATAACTTGATGGATGTATTGGTCGCAAATTCAGAGCGCACCAATAAATCAATCGAATCAATATCAGAACAGATTTCTTCTCTCTCAGATCTTCTAGTTGCTGAAAGAACTCTTTCAACAAAACAATATCGCAAAGAATCTATATTAAAACAACGTTCCCTAAAATTAGAAACAGCAAATAAAGCATTTCAAGATGAGTTAGATGAAATAAAATCTAAAAGAAGACAAATACAATCTGAAATTAATTCTATTCTTGAAGAAGAAAGAAGAATACAAAAACAAGAAAGAAAAGCTGAACAAGAAAAATCGACTTATTATAGTAGAACAGCAAAAAGTGAATTTGAATCTGGCAATCTGATAAGTGGGTTGTTCTTATCATTTCTAGGAAGAAACGAAAAGACTGCAGAAGAAATTCAAGAAGAAAATAAACAAGCTGATAAAGAAGAAAGAGATCTAAGAAAGAAAAACCTAATCGATGAATTGACTGCTCTTAAAGAAGAAAGAAAACAGTTAAGAAATGATATTAAACGAGCATTCTCAGATGGTTTTAAACCACTAGTTAATTTAACTACATCAAAATCAGTTATTCAAGAAAATACTCAAACTCAAGATATGATCTATGAGATGAGAGATAAAACAAAAGAAGATAATTATAATAAACAAATTTTAGATAAAATTACAACTATAGATGATGATGTCACTAAGATTGAAAAATCGTTATTAGATCTCAATAAGAATATAAATACAACCACATCTAATTCTGGTATAGTAGATCTATTATCTTCTGCAAATCAACTCAAAAATTTACCAAGATTATTGAGACCATTAACACAAATATTAAGACCGCTTATGAATGTACTATCTCTTCCAGTTTTGGGTGGGATTGCTGGAGCAGTAGCATCATTCAGCGGTTTCTTTTCTTTATTAAATAAAGATCAAGATCTATATAATAAAAGAAAAGAAGAAGAACAGAAGTCAAAAGTAGAATCCACAAAACAACAAACTGCAAGAGAAGATGCAATAATAAGAAGAGATGTAGATATAGAAATACAAGGAATAGAAGCTCGTGGAACTACTATAACTCCAGATATTTTAGAATCTTATGCTAAGGCATACGAACAGAAAGGAGAAAAAAAGAAAGCATTAGCATATAGAGAAAAAATCAAAGAATTAAAACCTAAAGAACAACAAATACTACCACCAACAGCTGAAGAAGCAACATATGACGCTGCTGATTATGATATGAAATTAGAGAAAGAATCAGAAGCAGTTATGGTTCAATCTCTTACTCCATCAACAGCAACTGTTGCAGAAAAAATATCCGAAGAATTACCGCTGTATAAGGCACCAGTACCAACTAAATTAGAACAACCAACAGTTCAACCCACAAAAACATTTGTAGCAAAAAAACAAAATGTTCCTACTAAATCTAGTATTTCAGCTCCAAAAGTTGGTGTAATTAAACCAAATATGGAAATTGGTATTATAGACAGAGCATTGGGTGCGATTGGATCTATTATTCCCACAAGCTTCGGAAGTTTAGGAACTCCTGCTATGGCAACAACTACACCATTAGTGTCTCCGCCAGCTATGTCTGTACCAGTTTCACAGGCACCAGTACAATCAATACAACAATCTTCAAAAAATATTACAGAAAGATTGAGGTCTAAACTTGGAGTATCTATTCCAGCTGAAGCATTGACCGGACAAGCATTAACAGAAACAAGAGGAGGAAAGTCTACAATAGGTAAATTTAATTTCTTAAATGTAACCGCAACTCCAGAACAAATCAAATCTGGAAAGTATGTGATGAGAAAAGTTGAAGAAAGATTGACGCCCGAGCAAATACAAAAATATAATAAAACTGAACCATGGAGAGAAATTCAATTTGCAGATAAGACGTTAATTGATAAAAAATATGGAAAAGGATCGTATGATGAAGCGGAAGCACAAGGAAAAAAGTGGGTAAAGATGAATCAAGCATTCGCTTCATATGATTCTATGAAAGAATATGAAGATGCGGCGGTCGAATTATTTTCGAGAGAAAGATATGCAAAACCATTACAATCTTTATCGGGATCAGAAATAACTCCAAAAATTTTCGGAGAAACAGTTGGAAAGGCTGGTTTCGCAACAGCAGATCCAAAAAGATATGGTGAAACAATATCATCCACTGCATCTCAACTTCCAAACAAAATTGATAGTGGTCAGAAAACATATATTGCGTCGATAACAAATAAAGATTTGAACACACCAATGAATAATGGGGCGACTATTATCGCCCCACAAACTAATATCGTAACAAACAATACTCAAACTGCTAATAAAAATGTAAGAGAAAAACCACAAGAACCTAATAACACTGCATTCTCATATATAGTCAATGCATTGACTTTCGGTTTTAGATCTTAGAAGAAAGACTCTAAAGTAGATCCAACAGTCTCTACCTTTGGAGTCTTATCTCTTAATCTCAATTCAGCGTGACCTGTTGTCTTTCGAACATAATAAGTACAATAATTTGGATACTTCGCAGCCAAAAACTTAGCAGAGGTATCAATTCTTTCTGCAGTTCTTGTTTCCTGCATACCACCAGGTTCCTTGTAATAAGCAGATTCAACTGTAAGATAATTCACTCTAAGAACAATTCCATCATTATCATAATACTTTAGAGTTCGCTCAAAGTCTTCTTTATCTTCCAATTCTACCATAGCAACATCAGAGTGACGATTAATAGTTCCATAACAAGAACCAATGATGTAATACAGACCTTCACCAATATTATCTTTCATGAAGAATGGATTAGATGCTGCATAGATCCCCCAAATCCAAGATCCTTTTTCTTCACAAGTATTAAATGCCAGATCAATATACTTCAGAAAATCAGTAGTTTCTACTAAAGTCTTTTCGTCTTGTCTAAAATTAATAGCAACTAAATCATCATCACACCAAACAATCTTCTGAAGGTGATCAAAGTATTTCACAATGAAGTTACGATTACCTGCAAGTGTAGGAACAGAATCAACAAAATTTGGAAGATATTCAGGATCAGACAAAACACAAGAAGCACTATATTCTTGTTTTTCTGATGGATCTGATAAGAAACAATAGATAGATGTAGGATCAACACCATTTCTCTTTAGAGTCTGAAGTGTTTTAGAAGCGAAAGCTTCAGCTCTTCTATATGAAGGAACTGCAAAAACAATATTATCCATTCAATTTACTCCATTTCACTTTTTTATGTAGCGATTTACCAAATCCATTATATTGGATTATTAGATTAGGATTATTCCATTTTTCTTCTATATATTTAATATTATTCAATAAATTTTCTTCTTTCCTAATATTTAGATCATAACCACCAACTCCGTTATTTTTGTAATTGCCACGATTAATCATATGAAAGTTTACAAGAAATTTATTGAATTTCAATAGACCACCATATTTAATATGGTGCGCCACAACATAATCGAAATCTTCTATACAAGAAACATCGTTATCGAATCTAACATTATCTTGTGATTTATGTAAAATAAACTGACCGCTGATCATACCTTTCTTTGAAATAGAATCGTTGGCATAAAATGGATTTGTGTTAGAAGTTACTCCAGCGATATAATAAGGAGAAACAGATAATTGTGAATACATTTCGTCGATAATTTGAGACAAATGCATATCTTTGGATTTCTTCTTACCATTCACAATATCTAACACCTTAGAAGATATCCAATCATCATCCATTGTAACACAATATGTATTTCTATTAAAGGAGAAATCTAAAGCAGCATTCAACTGCTTCGATTTCATTGGAAGTGTTCCTTCAACAGGAATTACATTTTTTGCACCAGCTTCTTTATATGAATTTTCGCTTCCCTTTGGAACAAACCAAAAGTGTTCTACATCAGACAATACTTTTGACATTACAGGAACTGTAAAAGACCTATTTGCAGATTGAATCGTATATGTAATCATTAGATATCCAATACACCTGCTTTTCTACCATAAATCTTTTCTTCAATCTCGGCAGCAAATTCATGCAGACCATTATCTACTAGATATTTGTACCATTCTTCAGTATATTCCCATCCAGCTGAAACACCATTCCATCTTTCGTGCCACAATTCATGATTCTTATTAAGACGACGATATTCGACGAAATTGAAACGAGCGTCTTCATATGATTTGGTTTTACAATCCATCATCTTCTCACGCATATAACATACGATAGAAATTCTTTCATGTAAACCGGATTCTGAAGAGATTGGTGTATTACCATGAATCTCATGAATATCCATAGCAAGGAAATCGCCAGGCTTAACTGAAACT